CCGGAGCCACCATTGCGACGCGCAATATCCCGCAAACGAATACGTACGTCCCGACCAACGAGACCTGACACGGCACGCAATGCGCCATCCTGTCAGCGTCTGGGACATTCGCGGCGCCGGGGGACCCGCCTCACGCGCCGACGCTGCCTCAGTCGGAGACTGCCGCGTGATCGCACTGTGCACCTCGGGCCGCGCATGACGCTGGCCTTCCCGCTACTGCAGCTGGTGACCGACACGCTCTTCGTCACCAAGGGACCCGTCACCGATCATACATGGGCCCTGCAGCTGCTGCAGGGCATCGGCATCGCCCTCTCGACGTGGACGCTCGCCCGCCTCTACGAACACAGCCGACGGATCCAGAAGATCGAGACGTTCGTCGGCAGCGAAGACGGCGCCGGCCTGTCGGCCAAGATCGACAAGATTGAATCGAGCGTCGCACGCATCGCCGAGACCACTCAATCGGTCGCGATCAGCGTGGCGCGGATCGAGGGGCGCAACGACACCGGCCATGGAGGGCATGCCCCATGATGCAGCGCACGCTCGCCGCGATCCGTGACGGGTCGTATGACTACACCGCCGTCCTCGGCCTGCTCGTCGCCGTCGCCGGCCTGATCGTCGAAGCCGCGGCGCAGCTCGATGGCCTGCCGGCCGCGATTCAGCCCCTCGTCATGGTGCTGACGCCGTATGCGCGCCTCGTCGTGCTGCTCGGAGGCGTCGTCGCGGCGCAGGGCCGCTCGCTGCTGGTCCGCGCATGAGCGCGCCGGCCACGACGCTCCCGAAGGCGCCGGCGTCCGCCTGGGCCGACCGGCAGTTTACGCTCGAGGGCTTGGCCCCGAAGTTTCGCGCCGCGCTGCTCGCGACCTGTGACCAGGTGCTGCGTGAGACCGGCGCCCGCCCGGTGATCTTCGAGACGCTCCGCACGAAGAAGCGGCAGCGCTACATCCACGGCTACGGGCGCCGCTGGGATGATGGGCGCGGCATCGTCACGCACTCGCAGGACGCCGACGAAAGCTGGCACTTCGAGAAGTTCGGGTTGGCGGCTGACCTGATCCATCCGACGCTGCAATGGGGTGCGCCGGCCGCGTGGTGGGCGGCGCTGGGT